GGTCAGGATCGTGAAGTTGCCGAGGTCCGAGCCATTGGCGCCGCCCTGGATCGCGACGTTGCCGGATGTGCCGAATGTGCCGTTGACGTAGACGGTCTTGCTCAGCATGTCGGGCAGGAGGACCGGCGTGCCATTGTCGCCGTTGGCCAGGTTTGCCCAGGAGACGACGGCGCCGGCGCGGTCGTCGTCGTAGGTGACGGTGGGAGTGACGTTTGCCATGGCGTCACCCGGGCGGATAGGTGTCGGCGATCACGTAGTTCTTGATCGCCTCCAGCGCGCGCAGCACCTGCTCCTTGGTCGAGCCGGCGGCCGTCGTGTTGGCGATCACGAACTCGAACTGCGCCGAGGTCGTGGACGAGTTCTCCGTGACGTTGGTCGGCAGGCTGCCGCCGATTGCGACGCCGTAGTAGCGAGCGGCCATGCNNGGGCGGAGCCGAAGCCCCGCCCGTTGCCGTCAGATCGTGCCGTCCGAGTAGACGAGCACGACGCCGATGTTGCCGGCCTGCGCCGCGTTGGCGCCGCCGATCCTCGCCGCGACCGTGAGCGTCGCCAGCGCAGGCTTGGACGTGTAGCCGGCCAGCTCCCACATCTTCTTGCCGTAGAGGTGGGTCTGCGTGCCGTTGAGGATCTGCTGGTCGAGGTTCGCCGCCGAATTGGCGGCGTTGACCAGCGCGGTATAGTTGTTCGCCGTGCCGAGGCTGATCGTCGTGTTCGCCCCGAGATGGGGCGAGACGACGAGCCGCGACACGGGCGAGAGCACGGCGTCCACCGGCACTTCGCCGAGGTTGATGATCGACTGGTTCTCGGTGCCGTTCGGAACCGAGGCGAAGTCGATGGTGGTCTTGAGCGCACCGAACTGATGCGCCGGGTTGATCTTCGTCTTGCTGGAGCCCGTCTGCGCCGAGAGGTTCGACGTGTACGTGCCATTGATCGTGGTCGCAGTCATGTCGAGGCCCTCCTTACCTGCACCAGATCTTCACGACCTTGCCCTCTTGGAGCCTGGTCGCGCCGAAGGTGCTCTTGCTGTAGACCTGCATCGCGTTGCGCTTGTCCGAGCGGCGATCCATCGACACCTGGAGGTCGCCCCAGGTGCCGAAGTGCATGCCGGATTTGGCCCAGCAAGCGACCGGCGTGGACGTGCCGGCCTGGTCGTCCGTCGTGCCCAGCACGGACAGAAGCGTCGAGTCGGCGAGCAGCTGCGTGTGGATGAACTTGAAGCCGAGGAAGGTGTCGAGCATGCCGTCCTTGAGCACGGGCATGCCGGCGCCGCCGCGGTTGAAGTCCATCGAGACGAACTGGATGTCCGACAGAAGCGCCTCGTGCGCCACCGCGTCCACCATGACGAACAGCTCGTCCATCTCGACGTCAACGTTGTTCGCCATGAGGAGGCGCTTGGCGCGCTTCAGCTTGGTGACGTTGAGGTTCGAGGCCGAGCCGCCGGTGTCCACGCTGACCACGTTGGTCGAGGTCGAGGTCGGCAGCGTCGTGGACGTGGTGCCGTTCTCGCCCGTGAGCGCCGCGCCGAACGCCGCTGTCAGGATCGCCGCGTCGCGCGCGCGGTTGATCGCCTTCGCCTGCGCCTCGGCGTAGGGCGAGGAGAGGTCGATGATCATGCGCAGCTTGTCCTGATCGTCGATCAGGTCGGCCACGTCGTAGTCATCGGGGAAGATCCAGCGCGCCTCCGCGGGCGTGTTGGCCAGCGGCGTGTTCGCATGGCGGGTGGTGTTCTTCTGCGCCGTGACGAGGCCGATCTGCTCGACCACCTTGACACCCTTGCCCTGGTAGGTGTCCGTCGTACAAGCGCGGGTCAGGCGGCCGCCGACAACCTGGAGCAGATGCTCCACGTTGTTCTTGTACATTTGAATCCGATGGGTCTCCACCTGCGTGGACATTGACCGCACTCCAAACGAGCGCGCGCGCCATCCAGGCGCGAGCAAGTTGCGTCGTTCGGATTGGGTGTCCCGGCAGCCGGGGCCGATCCTCGGAGCGGTGTCGCTGCTCCGTCGTCGGGCGCTTTGCCAGTCGGCGGACCCTTACGGGGTGCCCGCGGCCCTTTCGGGCAGAGTGGCAGCGTGGGGCCGGCTAGAACCGGGTATCCCGGTTGGCAGGATGCCTATGCTTAGGTGTCCTGTCAATAGCCGGCCCGCAATCGGTGTCTCAGGCCGCGCGCTGCGGCGTCGGCCAACGGGCCTTGAACAGCTTCTCCATCTTCTCGACCGAATCGTTGTGCTGCGGGTGGCCCTTCTCCTTGTAGGCCCGCATGAACTCGGGATCGCCGTAGAGCTTGTTGATCTCGGCCTGCGCGTCCTGGGCGCTCATGCCGCCGCTGTCGCCGCCGGCAGCCGTGTCCTCCTTGATGCCCTCGCCGAGCCTGGCGAGGATGCGGAACATCGCCCGCTCGACGCCAGGACCGGCGCGGTATATCGCCTGCACGTCCTCCGGCTGGAGCCCGGCCGCCGCCGCGGCGCGCTTGGCCATGATCTTCGCCGCGTCGAACTTGTCGCCGAACTCGTGCGCGGTCTGCGCGCGCATCGTCGCCGTCGCCTTCTCCAGCTCCGCCTTCTGCGCGGCGACCTGCTCGCCCATCAGCTTGGCAGCCCCGGCGTAGAGCTTCTCCATCATCGACTGCGGCACGTTGGCGGCATGGAACACGGCTTGCCACGGACCCTCGAGCGCCGGGTCGGTCGTGACGCCTTCGATCTGCGGGAACTTGTAGTTGCCCGGCGCCTCGGGCCGGCCGAGCTTGCCCCAGAAGGCCGCGACCTCCTCGGGCTTGGCGTCCTTCCCCGGCAGGATCAGGCGCGAGTTCGGGTCGGCGCCGATGAACTTCTGCGCCTCGTTGTACGCCTTGAGCGCGTCGGCCGGACCCTTCCAGCCCTTCGCCTTGATGGTCGGCTCGAACGCCTGGAACTGCTCGCCCAGCGCGCCCTTCCAGTCGAATCCTGCCGCTCCGCCCTGGCCGCCGCCCTCCAGGAGCCCACCGCCAGCGCCCTGGCTCGCTTGCCCGCCGCCCTGAGCACCGCCGCCCTGAGCACCGCCGCCCTGGCCGCCTGCAGCCTGGCCAGTACCACCCGCGCCTTGTCCGCCCTGCGCACCATGAGCCTCGCTCATTCATCAGCCTCCAAGGTTTGCGGGAACGCATCGGGCCGAAGCTCGAGGATGCCCGCGATGTGGTTGAACACGTCGCGCTGCCCTTCACGGAACGCCGTCTGGTACGGATCGCCGGCGACGAAGCTGGTCGAGCCGACGTTGCAGTACTCGGCCAGGTCGCGCAGGAGCCGCTTGCCCTGCACGCCGTCAAAGGCGCGGGCATAGTCCAGGCGGACCTCTGGGGCGCGGTCGCGCCAGAGGGAGCGGAGCCAGGCGGTGCTCATGGGCGGATCTCGCTGGAGATGTGCAGCCACTTGAGATCGTCGCCTTCCTGGCGCTGCGCGATCTTGTAGGTCTTGACATCGCTGTAGACGAACGGGTCGCAGCGATCGAGCGCCTTCCACAGCAGCGTTTCGATTTCCGCGCTGAGTGATCTGCCGCTCTCCGACGCGGCGGCATCAAGTCGCTTGCGAAGGTTGACGCTGATTCGGGCGCTCAAGACAGCGGTCTTGTTGAGCTTCGGATCGCGAGGTTTTCTGCCGCGTTTTGCCATGCTCATGGCGCCACCTGCGCGCCGGCCATGCTGTCTTTCGCAATGGCAAGCCGGCCCATTACCCACGGCTGCCGCACGTAACAGCGCCACTCGATCTCCTCCGGCGACGTGCGCCGATACGCCAGCGTTTCAGGGACCGCGATCAGGTCAACCCGTGCCGCGTCGCTGAAGATCGAGCACAGCGCCTCATGCGTCGCCGCAGCGTCCGGCGCGGTCGCACGCTGCATCGGTAGGACCATGTGCCCGATCATGCCGCCTGCCCCTGCATCGCTTCCGCCTCGGCCCTTTGCTTCTCAGCGCTCGCCAGCGAATCCGCCGTCTCGGCCATCGGCTGAGCCTGCGCCATCATCGCCTGCTGCGCCT